GGTTTTTTACAGTTTTGCCGCGATACTCGCCGCGTACGATACGAATTGCACTCATTTGGTTGGCTCCTAATGTGCTGTTGAACTTACTTACTAAGCTGTTATTATAGCAAAATACCCATTATTGGTCAATCTCTTTGTGTTGTATTTTTTACCAACTGTTGTTGCGAAATTTGTGCTTATTTTGCGACTTTTTTCAGCAACTAAGGTAGTTCTTGCTATCATGTGTGTATTGTAGCACAAGCAGAATTAATGGTCAATCGGAATCAACGCCATAATTGTGTAATAGCAGGGTCGGATATCTGATGTGGTTTTGGCATGCCGTGGAATACCACTACCGCAGTATCCGCAGCAATCTTCACACCAGTGCCGGGTGCCCGTGGCTGACGTCGTTGGAAATTATATCCGCCATCTAAACATTGCCATCTAAAACTTTGGAACAGTCGATCTTCAAAAAATCTACGTTGATTGACATTGATGGATTTGGTGATATAATCCTGATCACCTTGATTGTTTTTGGTCAATTGTGAAATATCGCCCTTGGAGAACTGGTCCCATATTCGAGAAAAATTACTCACATTCCACCACATGAAACTGCTGTTGAATACAGAATGATGTGGATTTTGCAAATATCTAAAATCCCGTATGCCCCAGAAGTAACTGGTATCATGATTTGTCACCCAAGACAGATCTCTTACAACCACGGTGTCAAGATCCAAGTACAAAAGATTGCCTGCATGATGTTCTGGATTGAACATCTGCATTTTATACCACCAGGATTTCTTTGGTCCTGCTATGCCCGGCCATTCAGTCAATATGTGTTTGATCATGTGCGGAGGCACCGATCTATCATGCTCGGTATATACATGGAATCTTATGCCGCCGGGCAAGGCTCTGGTTAGCATGCTGTATAAATTTTCTACATAGCGCCAATCATATCCGGTGCTGTGTATCACACAGGCACAATCAATCATAGTGTCAGATGTGATGCGATTCTTTTTAGCCATAGGCCCTCTTTCAACTCATCAACGGTATATTCAGTATGGCAGATTTCAATTACCCATTGACTTCTATCTATATCATATGGTTTGTCTATATCTTCTATGGCAACTGATACTGGTGCGGCAAGACTGGATTCATGCACCACGGGCCTGCACCCTGTGATAGCTGCTTGAATGCCCGGGCCAGAGTTGTAATTCACAACTGCATGATATGAGTGATCCATATCAAACCCGTCATAGGTATTGGGCACAGGTCTTGGTATTTCTAATCTCGCTCCTGCGGGCAAGTGTGGTAGATTCAGTCGAGATCTTGGATGTGGGCGAACAACAATAGGACGGTCACTCACACCCTGCAGATCCCGTATGCGATCCAACACCCAGGACTCTTGACTAGGCAAGTCTTGCACTTGTAGGCTGCGGCTGTGTTGTGCAGCTATCATGATATCTGGTCTGTGGATATTGGGTTTTGATAATTTCACACCTAACTTGGCTGGGCGATCGAGATCGAGATCTTGTGTATGACCATAGTATCCTTGTGATGTCACATGGTTTACAGATACTTTCCAAGTGTGTCCTCTGTTTAACGCACCCACTTCAATGATAATCACCGGGCGATTCAATCTACGATAATGTTCATACACCTGCCGATTGGCTCGCATACGCCCATTCCATAATACAGACCAAATGATCGCAGCATCTGTATCCCAGGAATTTTCCACAGTTTTTTGTCCGTTGGCTCGCAATGCATCCAGCACAGCACTCATCACTGGCGGACTGTTACCCGCACACTGGGCGGGAAAATAAGATAGGGTTTTTATGCTCACTAAATATCTGATGAAATACAGTATAGTTACCACTTTCAATGCCGACGGCTACAAGAAATATGGTAAGCAAATGATCCAAACTTGGCTATCTAACTGGCCAACTCAAGCCGAACTTCGAGTGTATGCTGAAAATTGTTCTGTGACCGAATCTGCACCCAATTTACAAGTTTTGGATTTAGAATTCGCTAGCCCACAATTGGTTGCATTTAAAAATCAATGGAGAGATGTTCCCAAAGCCAACGGTGATATCAGTGCTATTACAGGGCTAAATCAACGCAAAGATTTCAAGAAACAATTCAAATGGAATGCAGTACGTTTCAGCCATAAAGTATATGCCATATTCCATGCAGCAAAAGCATCCAACGCAGATTGGTTGATATGGATGGATGCTGATATGGTGTGTCATAGTCCCATATCTGAATCGGATCTAGATAGATTGATACCCGCACATACAGATCTATGCTATCTTGGACGGCAAGGTAAGTTTTCTGAATGTGGGTTATATGCCATGAAACTACGCACACCGGCTATGGATCGATTCCTTGCTGAGTTTCAACGTGTGTATGATCAAGCAGACACGGGTATATTTGAATTGGCCGAATGGCATGATAGCTTTGTGTTTGATAGTGTGCGTGTTCGCATGCCCGACCTTGTACAACACAATTGGAGCGAAGCATTGATTGATCTACGAGCGACCAAGACCACGAGTGTGGGTGAAGGCCATCCATTGATCAATACAGAATGGGGCGAATACCTGGATCATCTCAAAGGCAGTCGCAAAGATACAGGGCGTAGCGAACGTGCAGATCTCAAAATGCCACGGCGCAGCAGTTACTGGAAGAACACATGAGCTGGATCTGTCTAAGCAAAAACGGCGAGGACGAATACATAGACATGTTTGCACGTGGCGCAGGAATGGAACCTACCCCATTGGAAACATGGAACTACGCAGACAATCAGGATCCACTGGTGCTGCGTGGTATTATGAAACACAAGATAATCAAAAAGTGCTGGCAAGACAAAAGATTCTTTTGGTACATGGATTCGGGTTACTTGGGCAATCGACCCAGTATCAAAAACCCGTATGGATGGAAACATTGGCATCGTATTGTACCCAATGATTTGCAACACGATCAGATCATACCACGGCCAGCTGATAGATTACAACGATTAGAACTGTACATGAGACCGTATCATCGACACAGTCGCAATATATTGATTGTTGCTCCTGATCACAAACCTTGTGCATTTTACGGATTTGAATTGGAAGACTGGGTGAAAGATGTCACTAACGAATTACAGATGTACACCGATCGCCCAATTTGTATCCGAGAACGTCCTCCTAGTAGGATGGATCGTAAAACACAACGGGCCGAAGATTGGTTGGCCGATGTACATGCTGTGGTCACGTTTAACAGTACAGCAGCCACTGAGGCTATATTAGCTGGTGTGCCTGTGTTCACCACGGCACCATGTAATGCCGCCAACCCAATGAGCAATCACGATCTTTCCAAGATAGAAGAACCGTGGTTTCCTACAGATGATCAACGCCATGCTTGGCTGTGTCATCTTGCGTATGGACAATTTCATATAGATGAATTCAAGAGTGGTATGGCATATCGCATACTGAAACAAACACAGGAGATGATAAATGGCTGAACATTATGGATGGCACTTTCCGGATTTTGAAACACACTTTCCCAAGATGCTGAAAAAAAGTGTTGATAAAGGGCTACCTCCCGAATATCAAGTGGCGGTGAGAAAAAGAAGCATTGATCTTTGCAAGTCTCGTGGCATTGCATTGGACATCGGTGCCAATGTGGGACTATGGAGTCGAGATTTAGTAAAGAATTTTGCCAAAGTCATTGCATTTGAACCAGTAGGATTGTTTAGAGAATGCTTGGAAAAAAATGTCACTGGCGATAATTTTTTCATCAGTCCATTGGCCTTGGGAGATCAAGACAGTCAAGGAACCATGATCATAACCGAAGAGAACAGTGGCCACAGCCATTTAGATCCCAACAGCATGGGCACCGGAGATGTGCAGATTGTGCGTCTCGATAATCTAAACTTGCAAGGTGTGGATTATATAAAGATCGACTGCGAAGGCTACGAATATCGTGTGTTGCAAGGTGCAGAACAAACCGTAAAACGCTGCCGACCTGTTATGGTAATTGAACAAAAACCACACGATGCTTACAGCAAAGAATACGGACAGTTTGCTGCTATTGCATTGTTGGAATCCTGGGGTATGGTCAAACTAGATCAAGTTAGAGATGATTGGATCATGGGATGGATGTAGAAAACCCATCCAAGGGTGCAGAAGATTCCGCAGCATGGGATCGTAAATGGTCTCATGAACGATATGTGACCAAACGCCGTGCTAGTTTTAAAATTGTTGATGCATATTTGAATCAACCCGTTGGCAGATTGCTGGATATAGGATGCGGATTTGCGTATGACAGCAGATGGTTTAACGAAAAGTACGGTACAGAACTTTGGTTACTGGATGGAGATGCTAGCACCAATGCTGCCAAATCAGAGTCAGCCAGCTATGGCAACTGGAACACCACCAGCAGTGAGCTAAAGTTTTATCACACATTTGAATTCTTGGACGCAAAACTAAAAGCACTGGGCACACAGAATTATCGATTAATTGATACCAACAATATTTCTATACCCGATGATATTAAGTTTGATGTCATAACCAGTTGGCTCAGCTGCGGGCATCACTATCCTGTAAAGACTTACATAGAACTCATGAAGAGACATTCACATGCCGGCACTAGAATTATTTTAGACATTAGATGCAAAGGCACTGAAACCAATTTCATTGGGGTAGAT